AAATCCATTATTTGATAGGCCAATAGGCACTGTGCCAGCAGTGGTTAGCGCTGGTATGGTAATTTTTATTGTATAATAAAGTCTTAAAAATTGAAACTCTGTTAGAGTTACAGCTTCTGGAAGAACAAATCTAGAAATAAGAGCAACGTTAGTGCTAAATGTACCCTGTGAACCCTTTGCCTGATCACCGCTTCCGATACCAGATGAAGAACTGGCAGATATTCCTATTTCACGAACGGTTTTTGTTTCGCTAGCAGCTAAAGCTGCAAAATCCCAAACCCGTGTCATAGTTCTCACACCATTACCAAAATCATTTGTCATTGGTGATGTATTTTCATCAATATTTGCTGCTAAACGTTTAGTCCAATATATTTCATTATCCGTACCCCTTAAAAAGGTATTGTTGGTGCTAAATGGATCAGCCGCACTATCACCAAAATAGGCAGAATGGATAATTCCTTTGGAAGCAATTCCGTTAGTGGTTGGCGAATAACCGCCAATACTTCCAGCGCCATCACCCTGAAATGCGACTGGGCCAATACCCATGCTTCCATAAGTTCCATTAAAAATGTTTAACCCCCTATCCTGAATTAGATTTTTTCTCCATTTGTCACCGAGTGGTTTTTTAACAGAACCATTTGGACAAACTACTTCAATTTTCCATTCACCATTTATTCCAATACGATTTTCTATTTCACTTTCCGAATAAACGCGTTTTAATATATTTAAAGACATAATGTTGTTTTCCTTATTATATATACATTTTTTATTTTGTAAATTTATTTTTAAATCATTTTAATTTATATAATTTTTAATGCCGCTCAAATAGTCAATAATTCTATTTTCATAATCTTTTAAGATATCCACGTTTATACCGATAGAATACATTGCAATTCGCGCATCGCTATAACCCTCTGGGGTGGCAGCGCCATCACCAGTAGGATTATTTGCAAAAACATATATATTTGATGCTTGCGCGCCATTTTCTATATAAACAAATGCTGTTTCTGATACGTATGTGTTTCTAGCAACCCAAACACCAGTATTAAATCTTGAGGTTATCATAAGTCCGGTTGTTGGGACAAAATTGCCATAATTTGCGATTCCGCTTGCTCTTGATTTTTGGAATAAAGTGTTACTACCGCTTGCATATATTGCGCTAGATCCAGTGATAGATTGTATACCAGCCCCAATATAATATTGATTGGCTGAAGTTCCAGTTCTCGTTATATAAACAGCCATATGCTGCGATCCAGTAGTTTCTTGATTTAAATTATGTGCAGTGTCAATGTATTTTGAAGATCCGTCTCCCAAAAGACCACTCAATCTGCTATAATCGCCGCTCACAAAATTATAAGAAATTCCAGTTTTGCCATTATTTTTGAGTGGTATAAATATTCCAGAATGAGTTCTTGGTCCAGCCATTAAACATCCGTCTGTTATTTTATCCCAAACATTATCAGTTTTTAATCCAGATATTAGTTTATCAATCTCAATACGAACTCCACTTTCTAATTTTTGTCCTTCGTACGATTCTAATCTTAAAATATAATCTAGCGAAGCTGAATCAAAGCCAGAAAGTATTGCATCCTCACCGGTATTAGTGAAATATGTAAGTCCGATAATTTCAGGATTTGCGCCAGTTATTAAACTGTCTCCAGTTACAAATGTTCCGCTTTGAATTGCGTATGCGAATTTAAATCCAGACAAGTATGTAATTCCAGTTATCTCCGGTATCACGCCGGTAAAAATAAAATCACCACTATTAAATACTATATTATTACCACCATACTGTATAGCCAAAATTGTAGGAACGAAATGTAAAGGATCTCCAAACAATAGTGGAGATTTTCCTGTAGTGATTAATCCAGAAATAACCCCAAGTCCAGTGCTCTGATTATAAACCCCAGAAAAACCACTTCCGTTTGTAAAATTAAAATCAATATTAATTTCATTTAAGAATGGCGTTGTGAATTGGGCAAATCCTGAAAATCCAGAAAATATACCAGATTCTTCAAAGTAATACTTTGATCCTATAAATCCAGTTTGCATTCCGGTACCGGAAATGGCACCATTAATTCCGCTAAAGCCAGAACTTAAAACAAAAAATCCAGAAAACAATCCACCATTGGCAAATTCAGGCTCATCATTAAATCCTGTTAAATTTATATATTGAAAATTATTAACAGACCCTATAAATCCAGTAAAGATACCAATACCGTACTCGTTAGGAGTTAAAGTTTGAGGATCTATTATGGCGCCAGAAAATCCACTATAACCAACAAAAAAACCACTATACTCGTATCCGTAATTTGAATTTGCAATTTCTGTATTTTCAAATCCATTAAAAGCCCCAGTAAAATTTATAATATTTTTTGATCCTATAAGACCGGTCATTGAACCTATTACTGTGTTTGCAAATGGACCAGGGCTAATTTCAACAAAGCCACTATTACCATCAAACGTTATGGGTATTGGGTCATTGTTTTCATCTAAAATCGGATCACCATCTTCATCCAATAATTGGGAGAAAAATCCCGTATATTTAAAACCAATATTTTCATCAAATCCATAAAGCCCACTAAACCCAGAAAATTCTCCAGATCCTGTCGGGAAATATAATTCTATAATATCTTCAGTTTCTGCCGGATTGGAAAAATCATTTTGTATAAAAATTCCACTATATAAACCATCTATTGGATTATTTTTATAAAAACCTGAAAAGTAGTCGCCGCTTTTTATGCCAATTAAAAATCCAGTTACTCCAATTGCTTCTATATCTTTATTTGGTAAAAAATTATATTGCATATTTTCATAAAAATATCCGCTAGAGCCTGTTAAAGAATTATTATCAAAGCCAGAAAATATACCATTATCAAAACGATAACCACTTATATACCCGATTATTGGTTCGGGTATTAATTTAATTTTTGGAAACTTATAAACGTTATTATTGATAAAATAACCACTAGAATACAATTCGGAGAATTCATTAAATGGTAAAAATTTATTACTGCCACTTTGTATACCGCTAATATAGCCAATTATTTTTTCTTGAAACGCTCTTCGTTTTGGCGGAAAAAATTCTTGACCAGAAATATTTCCATTGCTACTTATTAAATAAAATCCACTTGTCCCACTTTCATTTTGCTCAGTAAATCTTGAAAAAGAAAAATTTCCAAAACTGTCCACTTGTCCTATTCCGCTCACAAATCCAACAACACCCCTATTATAATAACTGCCAAAAACTGGAGGGTATATGCTTTGAAGACCAACATTAAAGCCAACACTAACAACTTCGCCTCTTGGCTCTAAAATATCAGCCCTTTCTGGCGATCTAAGCTCACCAGTAACCGAGTTAACTAATGTATATGTCCATCTTCCGTAGTCTATATAGGATCCGCTATATATTGTTGCGGAAAATTTTAATATATCATCATAATCAGTATATGTCTTATATAAAACAGGGCTTGTATAGTCATAATAATTTATTGATTTTATATATCCACTACAAGAAAAATTATCGCTAAATATATTTCCAACAGCAAAGTTTGTTTCTAAATTTTGCACAGGTCGCACTTTAATTCCAATCGCCTCTGCCATATTTTCAGCTATGTCTTTTGCTTTATGGGTGTAATCACCTTGCAATATTAAAACTCCTGCGCATAAATGATCTAATCCTTCTAAATCATAAATTGCTACGCTGTCATTTTTTACGCCAGCACCAATTACCATTCTTTGTGGAAATAAATTATTTATATAAATACCAGAAGTTTTGGTATCACGGGCTTGTATGGTATATTTTGGATCTGGAAATCTACCAGTTAAAATTCTGTAATCTTTTCCAAAAAATGATCTGATGGAATAGTTGTTTTTTTTATATACAGTATTTATACAAACAAATTTATTTTCATTGTTATCTATTTCATAGAATGAAACTGGTGGCGGTGTATAATTTGCTATGCCAGTACCAACTTCTCTTCCGGTATTTTGAGTAAAAACATTGTATTTTTCAGCTTGTGATGCTGAAAAATCTACTTGATAACCCTTTTTATCACCCCCATATATTTCATCATATATATATGTGGTTCCAACGGTTCTGAAATCACTTGTAGAAAATTCAGGAGCAATTACTCCAAAATTATCAACAGAATCATCAAACCAATAATATGGACAAGTCTGGCCCGGCCTATAAAGGCTTGTTTCATTTTTTGGCCTATTATGTTTTAAAAAATAAAAAACAGAAGTTTCATTTCTTCTAAATTGGAACTTATCATCAGTTCTAACTTTTCCAGAAAAGTCTATAAGACCGACTGTTTTGAATCTTCTCCTTCCAACTACCAAATCAGACCCAAGATTTATTCCGCTTTCTGTCCATTGTGCAATTTCTGGAAAAAAAACTGGCGCTCCAGAAGCCATATCGCCAATCCCAAATGCATAATTTCCTTTTCCTATATTTTGCGCAGACCTAAGTGGATAAAATGCAAAAATATCATTACTGTCGCGTGTTATAGAAGATATATATTTAACAAAATTATTTAACCTACTTGAAGATTCTGTATTAAAATATGTATCTCCTGATCCTGTAACTCTTAATATAAAATCATTAAGAAGTGGATGCGTTATGTTTTCAATTAACATATACAGGTATTTTATTCGTAGTAACCAAAAAGTACGATATTAATATCAGATATACCAGACAAAGGATTATATATATCTATACCTATTCTATTATTCCAAGGGGCACTGAAACCAATATTAAAAGACTCATTGTATAACTGCCCAGTTTTTAATCCAAACTTTGGACCTATTACTTTATTACCATTTTTATCCTTGTGATAAAAGTTTCCAGTAAATGATCCTGAATATGGAGTATTTCTATAACCTATAATCCCAGTCATTATTCCAGTTCCATATTCTTTTGTTACAAAATTTACATTTCTCCAACCCACGTATCCAGTTATAATTCCAGATCCTGAGTTTATAAATGTATCTCCAATAAAATTATTACCTATATATGGGTATGGTCCAAAACCTGTGTATAAAAACCCTAAGTTATTGTTAAATCCTGAAAATCCAGTAAACCCAGAAAACATACTTCCGGTTGGAAAAAAGCTTTTTTGATTTCCTGTTATAAAACCACTAGAGCCTGTGATTTGATTAAATTGGTAAAATTCACCAAATACGTTTTTAAATCCACTGATAAATCCAACAATATATTCTTTTACTACGCCAGTAAATCCAATTCCGCTAAATCCACTTGTTGAAGGATAAAACCCGCTATAAGAATATCCATATTTTGTAAACGAAGGGTTATTGTCAAATTTGGGGAATTTATAATACTTAGGATCAAATGTTCCGCTTGGAAACATATAAGTATTATTATCTATAAAATAACCGCTTATACCAGAAGTATTTTCCGCAAGACCTGACATGATTTGAAAATTGTATAAAGCATTTGCTCTCGAAAATCCTGTGATATCTTGCCTTCCGCTAACATTTCTTTTTCCTACACCACCAATCCATTGGCCCGTATAGCCAGCACCATCAAAAATAAGGCCGGAAAAAAAGTCTTCATTGATGTCGAAATGCATACCAGTATACTCAAAGCCAAGTCCAATATCTATACCAGGTCTTCCAGAAAATCCCGAAAATGGTATAAATATATTTGCTCCACCAATAATTCCAGTCATTATTCCGTCTGTATTATTTGTGGCACCATTTAATCCGGAAAATCCACTACCTAATGGAAATGAAAATCCGGTATAGTAAGATGAATAACCGCTACCGGTATAAATACCATACATTTTATCAAAGCCGGTATATCCCATTGTTGGAAAAAATATTTTAATATAATCTGATAGAGTATTTATAAAATAACCGCTAGAATTTCCTATTGAAAATTGGTTAGAACCATTCATGAATCCGCTCACAAAACCTATTATAGGGTAATAAATAGGGCGATCTGCTGGGAAAAAATATTTTTCTCCATTAATAAAATATCCACTTGATCCAACCACGAAACCACTTAAATCTAGCCTGAATATTCCAGTATCTATTCCTCTATATGGATCGTAATCATCATGATAAAATACCCCAGAGCCAGAAACTCCGGTCGTAATTCTCGATAATCTTACAAAGCCGCCATATTGATTTAAATATCCACTCAAAAATCCAGAAACTTTTTCTGGGAATGCTCCACTTCTCCACCCTATGTTTTGCAATATCTCTCCGGAACCAAAATTTATATTGTTGTAGCCACTGTATATGCCCACAGAAAATATACCATTTGATGATATTTGAAATCCGGTATATTGAAATCCGGAAATAGAAGAAAAACCAGGCTGCCCAGAAAATCCAGAAAATATTGCTGTTGCTGGAAAATTGATTTTGTTATTATTTAAAATATAACCACTCCAGTTACTTATATCAATTTGATTTTCGCATGGATTACATGGTGTTTTTAGAATTGAAAGTGACTGTGCATAAATAGGCACAGGACTTACAAACCCACTTATATATCCGGTTACTTGTTCGGCAAACGTTAATTGACCAATTCCAGTATTACTGCAATAAACGCCGAAGCCGCTAAAAACAGAATCCCATTGGTTGTATTCTTCGTGTATATTTTCTGAAAAAATTGGTATATTTTTTGCGTAAAAGTTTATCTGTTTTGGCATCCGATCAAAATGTGCCGCTGCTGGAAAATACCCTAATAAGTGAACAGACAATGAGCGCATGTCTTCCGGAGCATTGTAAATATTTAAACCTATTATACTGTTTTTTTCAACCTTGTAATTGATTTCGGTGTGCTGTATTATTTGTTCTGGGGCCAATTCAAAATTAGCAAATACAGTGGTATTAATTGATGAAGATGCTGGTCTTTGATAAAATCCTCCAAAAAAATTCTCTGTTCCTGTGGTGGGGTGACTGCACGTTACAAGAAGCCCCGTGGCCATAAAAAAATCATTTAAATATGTTTCATTTAAATATTGTCCCTCTTGTGGCCATTGTGAATAAAATGAAATCGGCGCATATCCTTTTATGAAAAATCGATCTGATAATTGAATACCAGAACTATTTTTTATAAGATTATTGTTGATATATAGACTGCCATTTGAAGCAGTTAGCATATCACCATTGAGGTTAATATTTTCTATTGAAAAAACGCTTGCCATGATTTTTATTACAGTGCTGACCTTCCCATTGCCGCCTGAAATGTTTCCACTATTTTATTAAAGTTATATATATCATTTTCTGTTAAACCATACCCAATACTTGCAAAACTTAAATTTGCTCTTAAACAGTCATTATTAGCAGTGTTATCATAGCCATTTCCAAAAATTGTCAGCGTTCTCTGGTTATATGTATGAATTTCAGTTGGGAGTAATGGAAATTGTGATCCAAAAATTGTTCCATTTAAATAGCATTTTGCATTTTTTAAAAGATTGCTAGAATTGTTTGCTATAATAAATCCTTTACCAGATAAACTATTATCAGCCATATTTTGATATGTCATGCCAAATCCGCCTTTGTCATTTAAGATATTATAAACGTAACCTATTATTCCGCTATTTTTATTAAAATTAATCTCCATCGCACCAACATCTCTTATTGGCATTAATCTTTTTCTAGTATTAACACCTATTAACCTACCAGAGCCTACCGTATTTGATATTTCAGTTCTCGTATATGCGCTCATATGTACATTTTTAAAATTTGAAAGCATTGTTAGCGGTATTCTTGTGTCCCCATATCCTCCACTTCCATTAGCACCAAAATTATTAAATGTTACAGATCCAGCCCAAGATATTTTATATTTTAGTGGATCTATTAAATTTAAACTATTTTTTTCAAGATTTGATCCTCCAGCAAATGGGTAAACTGCTATAAATTTATTCCATAAATTATTTTCATACAAGGCGTTAACAAGTTCTGTTATGGCGCCTATTTGGTTAGTTGGTAAAGTTTCAACCCCTATTTGTTTTAAATACTGATTGGCTACAAGAATAAACTTGTGCTTTTCAGATGATCTCTGGTTTGGAAAAATCATATCAAGATCTGTTAATTGAAAAATTCAAATATAAATTAATAATCTGGTCTTCATATTTTATTTGCGTATTATCAAATTTATAGTACCAAGCTGAATAATTTCTTTGCAATCTGCAGTCAATAAAAGCACCAGTGTTTTCATATATTGTTGGTTTTACGTGCTGCCAATTGCCAAAAGTTCTACCCTGAACATCTGTATATGATCTGCTTTCAGTTATAAGCCCATCTGACTGTTTGCAAATTAAAAATCCATTTATTCCAGTATCTCTGTTTGGATATTGGCCTGCAAAAATCATTTGTATATCTATGTTATTTGGCCAAATACCTGTTGGATTATTTTGTGCGGTATAATTGTGAACCAATAAATTATTCTTAGAATAAAGCGGCCATGATGTGAATGATGTCAAGCCCGCGCTTGAAAACCATTTTGGTTCATAATAATTTCTTGGACCAGGCGGAAAGCCGCCGCTACATGTGCCTATTAGCGGATCCAAGTCAGATTCTGCTCTTATTTCGTCATCTAGCCATGTTGTTAAAATTGGTATCCCTGAATTAATTGGTGGAAATCCAGTATTGAATCCTATGCCACCAATAACTATGCCGCTTGCTAACATTAATGCTGATAAATGCGAGTTTGGGTATGGCGTATCATCTCTTTGCCAAGACGGCAAATCCCTCCAGTTAGTTTTATGTATAGGCCACCAAGCACCATTCCCTTGCGTAACTTTACCATCACCATCTAATGATCCGAAAATTTCTTTCATCTGACCAATAAGTTTTAATTGCCCGCTACCGTTAAATTCTCCATATACAATATTATTTCCAGTTATTGGAATTGGATCAACGATGGCTGGAATTCTCATGTACGTATCGTATCTTAACTTTAAGAATTCTCCTGTTGTAAGAGTTATTGGATATACAATATTTCTATAACCAACAGTTCCAGTTATATAACCATCTAATTTTAATATATTTCTAGAGCCTATAATTCCGGTCATGCTGCCTGTTAGCGTACCATTTGTTGGGCGAAATCCACTTCCATATGTTTGATAGCCGATGTTAAATCCAGTATGCACATATCCGCTTTGTAAATTGAAATATTTTCCAGTAAAATTATCAAAGCCAGAGAAGTTACCACCAGATGGATAGTAAATAGTTTGAACAATTTCATCCTGCAAATAAATTCCGCTAAGGCCACTTGATTCGCTTGGATAATTTGAAAGCGTAAATGGATAAAAAAATCCACCACTTAAATATCCGCTTATAAACCCAGTTACTAGTTCGGTTATATTTGTTGGTGAATATACAAATCCTGTTGTATTTCCACTTTCGTTGATCAAAAACATTCCTGAGCTTTCAGGCCAAACATATCTCCACCCAAGATTAAATGATGGTATTCCGCTAAAACCACTGTAAATTGAACTTGTATGTTTGGGGATATCATATCTAGAAGATTGAACAAACACTCCGCTCAAATCCATTCCTGTAATATTTTCGCCACTATTGGCATAAATGTATCCAGAAACTCCAGTTTCTGCAGTAAATACAAATCGTGACCATAATTGATTTATTTTTCCTGTTGGAAGCGCATTGGCGATATCGGGTCTAAAGCCAGCCTCTGCATATGTAACTATTCCAGTTTCAATTCCAAAATCGTATTTTCTACTAAAAAGAGCCATGCCTGATTCTGGATAATAAATTCCAGTGCATTGATTAAAAAATGGCCTTATATAATTTGTAGATTTTATTGGAATAAATAATCCGGTTTGATTATATGCAGGTTCATTTTGGCCAGCCCCAACATGCATTGTGCCTCTCGTTATTGCGGAAAATGAAAGGCCATCAGAGTGTTGTCTAATTGCGCCGCCTGATGGTGAAAGCAAATAAGTTAGCCCATTTAGCCACTGATCTAAAATCATATTGTTTTTTAAGTCTTCACCTAATGGAAAATGGGAGTAAACTCCATTTTCTCCAGACTTGCATATTTCAATATTCCATTTTGCATTAAAATATGCATTTATATTTCCGTTATTATTCATTAAATTCTAGTTATAGATTGCCTTAACATTATTACAATCTTTTTAGAAGATTGTTTTATTTGATTATTATTAAATTTCCAAAGCCAGCCATCTACAGTGTTTTGTCTTGGGCTACTATCTGCACCTCTAAGAACTGTAAATAATATGCCTTCAGATGGTTCATTATAAATTGGATTTTCATAATCAAATATATATTCTATATCTCTAAAGTGACTGCCATCAGAATATGCCGATGGGTTAATGCTGTTATTTTTTTCCTCTAGCCTTTGCCCTATCCATTCAGATATGATTGGCGAATTTATAGAATTAAAATTTAATATTCCTGGTGAAAATAAATAGGCTGTACCAAAAATTTCTGTTTGGCAAGACTGATGTTCCGCGCAAAAGCTCTCATAAAATGGAATGAATGAGGACCTTGGTGAGTCACCATATACTATTACTGGATTACCATTATTGTCAAAGTTTCCAAAAATATCATCAAATCTACCACATAGTTTTAATTCTCCATTAGCATTAAATGTACCAGATGATAAGTTTATATTTGATGAATTGACTATCATATCTGAGCCTATTGTAAAGTCATAAAATAATCTAATCCATTGGCCAACTGCAATTTTTATTGTTTTAGGCAATAAGAATTTAGAAAAAAGTGTTTTTGGGCTTTTCCAGTCAGAAAAAATACCAATTTCTTTAACTTCAATATTCGTGTCTCCGTTTTGGATTACTGGAAAATCATATACTTTTCTGAATGTTCTTGTTCCATTCACAAAATCGTCTGTTGCGCTGCAAGAATCATCATTGACTATTCTGGTTTCAGATGTTTCATTGTAAAGAGATGTATCTGAATTTTGTGGTGCTAAATTGCCATCTCCATAAACTGCGCCACCTATTAAAAATGATGGTATAGTATTCCAGTTAAAAACTGAATATTGTTTGTAGTATTTTCCTGCAATTAAAAGATCTAATCCCTGATCTAAAATCAGATTATTTTTCATCTCTTTTCCGAATGGAAAAATTTCATGCTCTTTACTGACAATAGATATGTTCCATTTTCCGCCAATTTTTGTTTGCGGATTATTAAATATTTCTTTATAGTTAGAAACTAATATATTCATTTTATATTTCTGTAAATGATTGTATAGACACTGAAATGTTAGCGCTATCTTCCGCAAAAATTCTAATAGGTCCGATAACTTCTATTTTAGATATTTTTAAATTAGCAGATAAGCTATTTATTTTTTCATTTTCTTTTGGTTGTGGCGATTTGCTTAAATATTCCCTGTATGGTTTTGTAGTTAATGTTGTTAATTTATTAAATTTAACGTTACAGCTTAATTCATCTGAAAAAATTTCTTCGAATGTTTTTAATTTGACTGGATAAACCTCTCTTCCCAGTATTCTTTGAAATTCTTGAACTATATTGTAAAAAATTTTATTTTCGTTATCATTAATTGAATATCCAACACTTGCAAATCTTAAATTTACTCTAGCTTTTCCAGAAGATTGACTGAATGGATCGTTGGTAAAAAGCAAAAATGGAAATTGAGAAATATTTGGTATTGCCGCAGTTACGCCATTCAAAGTTCTTGTACTTACTTGATTTATTGGAAGTGATGGCGTATCTGTTGTTAAACCTAATCTTCCAAACAGTTCTCCGTTTACATAACATCTTATTCCGTTGACTCCTACGATAAATCCGTGGGTTTCAACATGAGAAAATCCAGATGAGTCATCGCCAGCAAATCTAACATTTGCAGACTTTGATGGCCCACAAGAATAGGTAAAAATAGGAGCCCTATTCCATATGCCATTTATAATAATAGGCTCTAATGATTTTAATGTAATTGTATGCATCCATGCATTTTCATAATCATTAGATTTAAAAGAAGATGGTGTTCGGGTCCCAATTGCTGGCGCAGAGCTATTAATGTTTTGCCAATAATCAGAGCAATAAATAGAGATATGAATATCGTTGTCAGAAAAAAAACTCGGAGCAATAACTGTATTTCCATAGCCAATACCAGTATTTGTTACGCCATTTTTATCATGTTTTAGATTAGCGCTATTATGCCAAACAATATAATGCCTTTCTGTGTTTTTTAAATTAAGAGAATGTACTGTTGGAACTTTGCCAACGAATGGATATATTGCCTTAAATTTATCCCATAAATTATTTTTAACAAGTTGCCTAGTTAAGAAATCAATAGCATTTATTTCATTTGGCTCTAATAAAACATTTAATTTTTTACATTTATCTATAAAATTAAACGCAAGCGGATGAACAATATCTTTTGATTGTTGAAAGTTTGTTGGCATTAGTAAATATTACAACTGTTAGCTTTAATACACATATTATATATTAAAATATTAATAAATATAAATTATATGAAAAAACTAGATATTTTAAGTAAAAACTGTAATTAGTATTACGCTTATATGTCACACCCCAAAAGAAGTAAAAAGGTACATATTGAGGATAAAAGTCCAAAAATATATCAAAGGGATAAGATAGATTTTGAATTAAAAGTCAGGGAATTAGATTGGACTGATAAGCAAAAAGAATTTTTTAGCTTGGTCAATGATAAGGATACTAGAATTGTTTTTGTGAGCGGTCCCGCTGGCTCTTCTAAAACTCTAGTTGCTGTTCGGGCGGCGTTGCAAATGCTAAATGATAAAAAAGCATCAGATATTATATGTGTTAGGGCTGCTGTAGAAAGTGCAGATTCAAAGCTTGGATATTTACCTGGCGATCTGCAATCTAAATATGATGTCTATATGATGCCATTTGCTGACAAACTAGAAGAGCTTTTGCCGATTGATCATGTCAAAAGATTAAAAACAGATAATAGAATTACCAATCAGCCTATTAACTTTTGTCGTGGGCTGAGTTTTGTAGCAAGAGTAGTACTTATGGACGAAATGCAAAATGCCACACTATCAGAGTTTGCTACTTTACTTACAAGAATTGGAAAATTTACAAAAATGATTATATGCGCAGATTCATCGCAGTCAGATCTTCCATTTAATAAGCAGGGCGCTTTTGATAAAATTGTTGAATTATTCTCATGCGAAGAATCAAAAAAGATGGGCATTCATCATTTTCAATTTACAGAGGATGATATTTTAAGATCTGAGCTTTGCAAATTTGTGGTTAAAAAAATAACAGAACGCAAAAAAGAAGATGCGATTAAATTAGCTGAAAAAGAAAAAGAAAAGAAAAATAAGCCTCATAGCACAAATATTTCTCAAGTTTATCAAGATAGCTGGTGCCCAAGTCAAAAATTATAAAATAAATTAAAATTAGATTTTTACTCTTATTTTGAGTAGAATATTACATAATAAATTTATTTTAATTATGTTAAGTTATTTCTGTTCAAAATGTGGCGGTAAAAATCTTTACCAATTTCAAAAACCAAAATTCTGTTCTCATTGTGGTGCTGGTTTCTCTTTAGCATCAATAAATGATGTTAACAGTATTAAATCAAACCAGTTTGAAGTTAATATAAGTAACATTAAAAATAAAAATCAAAACACTAACATCATAGATGATGACGAAAGTTTTGAAACGCCAATTCGGGACTATAGTTCGATGCGCGGTTTAGATGTTGATATTCAAAAATATAATCAAGATAATGGCATAAGGCTTGGTGAGCTTGTCTCTGATGAGCCCATAAAACAAATAGCTGGGAATAAAAAAATAGCAAAACAAAAACGTGGCAGAAAAAAAATAGCCAAATCGTTGCCGGAAAGTTTTGTTTCAGAGGCTAAAATGTCTGGCAGAAATAGCCATAACTACGAAGAGCCTAATATTGCAGATATTGAAGAATAATATGGAGCGTCCATCTTTCGAGTCCTCTTTGGATTTAATAAATCAAGAGATCGCTAAAAGGCGCTCTCAATGGAAATTAACATCCATTGCATGGATGGATTTTAATGACGTAGAGCAAAAGCTTAGATTGCATATTTTTAAAAAATGGGAAAAATGGAATCCTGAAATGCCTCTGCTTCCATGGCTTAATACGGTTATTACAAATCAAATCATTAATCTTGTTAGAAATAATTATTCTAATTACGCAAGACCATGTTTGAATTGTCCACATAATGCTGGTGGTAATAATTGCAAGTTATATGGCACACAAAATAATAAATGCGCAGATTATGCCAAATGGGAAAAAACAAAAAAGCATGCTTACGATGTTAAACTTCCCGTTAGCGTAAATGATGAAAGAATTTTCGGGGAAGGTAATGAATTTGATGCTAGAGCATCTGACGCTAGCGGATTTGATTTTGAATCGTTTGTCCCAAAAATACATGAAGCGATGTTAAAATCTTTGACGCCAATACAGCAAAAAGTTTATACATATTTATTTATAGATGGATATCCAGAAACAGAAGTTATCACCATGCTTGGTTACAAAAATGGGTCTACTAAAACTGGATACAAATTTGTAAAGAAAATAAGAGCACAAATCGTTGTAAAGGCTAAAAAAATTGTTAAAGAAATGATAGCATAATATGGCTGAGCATGGACAATTTGAACTTTCTGAAATTCAAAAAGAAAAAATAGAAGAGTTGTTTTCTGGAAATAACGAGCCAGAGCTTTCTTTTATTGCCAAAACTGTTTTTGAAAATGAATCGCTTGACGGCAAAACAAAAGAAGCCAGAGCAATAAAAGCATTTTGTAATGATAGAGGTCTAAAATTTAAAACAAGAACGATTGTGCTGAAAGGGCTTATTGAATTAAAAGATGATCAAATAACTTACATTAATAATAATTTTAGAGTTAAATCCGCTCTTGAAATTGCAAAAGAGCTTTTCAACAATGATGAATTAACAAATTTAAGCCAAGAATATAGAACTGTTAATACAAAAATTGAAGAAATAAAAGAGGTTATTAAAAAAGAAAATATTCCACAGCAAAAAAATGAACTGGAAATTATTTCTATAAACTATAACCCTGAAGAGTTGATAGATTCAGAATATAAACCGCCAAAAACTTTAAAGCAAACGATTGAGCGCGTTAATCATTACTTAAATTATGGATACAATGAAGAAACTTTAAAAAAGCAACAGCTTTTTGAAATGCAGCAGCTTAAAAAGTACTTAAATATATTCAGATTTATATACCAAATTAATACCTATAAAATACAAGGGGATAGAGATTTATTTGAAGATGCGTTTATTAGATATACGCACGATAAGCCAGATTTAACACAAGAAGATTTGGATCAGTTTATTACGCTTTGCAATCAAATTGTACGAGCAGCGGAAATTCAAAGAAGAATTGAGTCGCTTAGAGCCACAATGGCTGCTGGTGAAATTTCAATGAAAATGAATGAGGCAATTAATGTGCTTCAAACAGAGCTTAATTCATGTGAAAATATAAAAACAAAATTGTATAACGATTTAACAACAAAACGAAATAAGCGTCTGGAAGAAAAAACAGATGGATTCGAAAAGCTTATTAACCTAGTTCAGGCATGGAAAGATGAAGAGTTTAGAAAGAAAACAATACACCTTGCAGAGCTTGAAAAAATGAAAGTTAAAGAAGAAGCTGGCCGTATTAATTCAATGAGCGAAATTAAGGCGCTTCTTCGTGGGGCAACATTAGAAGAATTAGTTGGATAATATGGATATTAAATGTACTTTTTGCACTAAACAGTTTAGCGGCGTAATTGAGCTTTCTAAGCATCTAAAAGAGCATAAAATTTCTCAAAAAAAATATTTTGAACAATTTTATCCAAGACATGACTTATTGAATAAAAATAAGATACATTTTAAATCTGTAGAGCAATATTTTCTTTCTGATTTCGAAGATAAGATTTCTATGAAGTCTTGGCTTAATAAAGCTGGGCATGAAAAAGCACTGGATTACGTGTCTGGGAAAATAAAAAAATATTGTGAGATTAAAAATTTAAAAAATGCGCCTCCAGAATTTTTTATACAAACAGTTAGTTGTTTACCATCCATTAGATTTATTGAAAAATTATGCGGAGCAAACTACAATGAGATTGCAAATAAAAGCGGAAAAATTTCTCAATATGATTATTTGGATTTAGAAAGCAGGGCAACAAATTGCAAGCCAGCAAAGCAAATAGTTATTGATACTAGAGAGAAGCGCCCTCTAAAGTTTGCTAAAGATTTAAGGAAAATTAATGTTGCTCTTGATTATGGTGATTATGCACTTTCACCAGCTTCAAGAATTGTCATTGAAAGAAAAAGTTTTAGTGATTTTTTTGGAACTTTTGGTGCTAATTTAGAAAGGTTCGAAAAGGAGCTATTAAGGGCGCAAAACAATAATGGTTATATAATCATAATGGTTGAAGCTTCTTACAGTTCGTTAGCATATAATAAAAAACGATGGTTTGCGACCAGCCCAGAATATATATTTCATAGAGTTAGAGATTTGTATAAAAAATATGAATGTTTTCAAATTGTATTTTGTGATGGCCGAAAGCAAATGACAGATTTGGTATTAAAAATATTGGGGCTTGGCGAAGAGGTTAAAAAAATAGATTTGCAATACTGCATTGAAAAAGAAATAATATAATATGGCTATTTGGGCAGGAAATCAACCAGCGAAAGATATAGCAGATGTAAATAAAGAACTGCTAAATCTTCATGGAGAGATTGATGATAGAACAGCTAAAATAACTTTGGCAAAATTTTTACGTCATAATATTGGATTTACTTCTCAATTAATTCTTGGAATTAATATGGAGCCAATGCAGGTTATGCATATAAATGCAATGTTTGAAAAAAACAATTGCATGCTTATTTTTAGTCGTGGCGGTGGTAAGTCTACATTGGCTGGATGGTATTGTATATTAAAATGTATATTTGAGCCTGGTACAAGAATAGTTATTGCTTCAGCAAATTTTAGAACTAGTCGTAGAATATTTGAAGAAATTGTTAGGTTATTAAATACGGAAGAGGCGCAATTAGCAAGGTA